TGAGCCGACCGGCTTTCTACGCCGACCTGGTCTACCGGCAGTTCAGAGAAGAGGATGACGCCAGCCTGCAGGCCCTGCATGCCACCACACTGCGTGCCCAGGGGCATGACATCGGTCTGGTTGTCGCCGCCGACCCCGAGACGATCCTGCAGGTAACTGAGGCGGGAATACCTGCCGTCATGTTCGTAAACCCGTCCTATCGCTGGGCCGAATTTCGGCCTGATAAGGGGAAATTGCCCCGACCCTGGGCGAATATCAACCAGGAGCTTGAGCGCCAGGCTGTATTGAAGGCCTCGGATCCCAGGCTCACTGACGAAGAGCGGGTGGAGAGGGTCTGATGCCGAAGAAGGGACGTCAGGCCACCAGGACCACGCCAGGCTTTACCGGCCCGTTCAAGGGCAACCCTCAGCAGGGCACGCTCTTCGACAAGCGTACGCTCCTGAACCCTGATCAGCACATGGGACCTCGTGGGTATACGCCTGAGCGAGAAAGGGCAGTCCGGGCTACCGGCATTGCGGAAAAGCTGACTCCTGCTGTGCAAACCGCTGGTGAACCACGGCGTGAGACGGTTGATATACGTAAAGGTGCTCGGACTCAGGGTAGGCAGACAATTGACAGGGCTACCGGTCGGCCACCGGAACGGGGAAAGATCGCCCTTACCACAAAGACGGAACCCCAACTCCAGCCTGATGTTTTCAAATATGGGCCTGGATATATGGGCGGACGGCGTGGGAAGAGGGTCCAAGAGGGACAGATGAAGAGAGCACAGGCCAAGATGACCGAGGATCTGGCTCGTTCCACCATCCCTGTCGAAGACCTCAAGAACGTGGGCAAGGTAAGCGCTAAGAGTCGGGCAAAATCGCCAGGGTACTTGGGGCTTTATGAGAAAAACATGGGTGGGGGAGGAACAGCAAAAATCTCTGTGGTGCCTGCCAAGCGCCAGCCGATGGAGATGGATCCAGACCCTGAGTACAACGCCAATATCAGGCCCCAGCGAGGTCCCCAGAATGAAGAGGACACGCTGACTCTGCTCCATGAACTTGGTCACCACGCCTCACTTCAGTCAGGTAATCCACAGTCTGAATATCACACTCCTGAGCAGCAGGGCAAGGAAGAGGCAACAGCGGATATTTACGCTGTACGGCATTACCGTGAAGATGTGCGGGGCCGGGGCTGGGACCGGATGACGCCGTATGAGGCACGGGAATCGACGTATCAGGGCAAGAGAGTCAGCTACGGAAAATCAAAGGAATGGCAAGGAGGGTACAAGCTCCCTCGTGGTGACCTGCCGCCGAGAATAAAGACTTCCTCCAGTGGCTGGGAGGAGCGGGAGGAAGAAGAGCAGCGACCTCAATTGCCTGATATGGAAAAGGTGCAAGCGCCGAGGTCCCACTATGGCTACCAGCCTCGGCAATATGAGGAAGCAGTCCGTCGCACCAGCCGTGCTCAATGGCGTACTACGAGGGGGGCAATACAGGAGCGGAATGCCCGTTGGAACCCTCATTCTAGGCTCAATCGAACACAGTTCGCCCAGCAGAATCCTGACTGGATGGAAGAAACCTGGCAAAGAGAAATGACACCGTACAAGGAGGAACTATGAAATTCTTGCTTCGGTTGGCCCTAATTCCATTATTGGTGGCGGCAGCCATCGTGCTGGCCGTCATCGGTGCCTTTACCGGCCATCACACTGTTGGCCACTGGCTGGCCGCAGGGATCATCCTTCTCGGCGTGGCTGGGCTGGCGACACTGCTCGGCTGATGAGCCACCGGGCCTTATCCACCCAGCAGTTCCCCGAGGCTGGCATCCACGCCAACCCTGCTGGGCCGGTGCGCCCCTATTTCCCAGGTCAGAACAAGCCGGGTAAAACCTCGCAGGGCAAATTCTTTACTGACCCCAAGCCTGAAGATTCCGCCCGATATCCCCGAGGGTATACGCCTGAGCGGATGAAGGAAGTGCGGGGCATGGCTATTGACTATATGGAAGCCGCTCCTTCAAGTGCCCAGTTGGTCACAAGGGAAAAAATGCGCCGCAGTCCATCGAAGAAGATGCGTGCAGAAGGGTATAAGCCTCAAGGTGCCTTCACTGGGCCAGCAGGAACACGGCATGCCCAGGAGGTTATTGCCAGATCCACTACTCCTGCTGGTGAGATCCATGAAATGCGCTCGATGAACCCTGATGCCGCTCCACCTCGACTGACGGTTGGGACGGGGATACCTACTCCAGGTGCATATGGAGAGTATCGCCGCTGGAATATGGCAGGCTATGGGGAGATACGTATCGATCCTCATAGGACCCAGGGCACGAAAAGGGAAATGCGCCAGAGTGAGGAGCACCAGGGTCAGACTTTGATCCATGAGCTTGGTCATGTCCGCTCCCAGCTTGAGGGAACCAGCCCCGATAATGCTCCCTTGGGAGAGACGAGGGCCGAGACACGGGGGAGGGAAGAGGGTATTGCCGATGCCAACCGAGCCGAGCGGTGGCGACCTGATCCCCGTGATGTACGTGCCGGTCGCTCCCAAAAAGCGGAGTCTGCCTACACGAATCCACACACCTGGGAGCGTTTGGAAGGGGCGGGATCGCTCACCTCCACCAATACGCCTCTCGGCTATACGGCCTATATGAAGCAGCGTCCAGATGTGATGGTGGGCAAAATTCGTCAGGCGGCTCGAACCCAGGAGCGGGGACTCCATCCCATGCTCCACAATGAGCAGTTCACCAGAGGAGAGTGGTACAAATGAGCCTTGGAGCGATAAATAGCAATCAGTTCGGACAGCAGCAGGACATGCTGGCCTCGGGTAACGGTGACCAGATGCATGCCATCACGGGTGCGATACAGGACGGCAATTCTCAGGTGCGGGCGATGCAGTCGCATTTCTCTGATGACATCCCAGGCCTGCGCCAGCCCGACGACCCTGGAGCCGCTGGGAGTATTGAGCCGGAATCGTGACCGATATCTGCCCTGGAGTCGGCCTTGACACGGTGCTGGGCGTCTCTTTTGCCGGTGAAGAGCCGCAAGGTGTCCAGATCTGCCCTGAATGCGCCAAGGAATTCGGCTCAGAAAAGGTCGTACCTCACCATCACCTCTACCCTGGAACAGGATGGATAAGCCTCCATCCGCCTGTGGGTGATATTCGGGGTGAGCATGTCCGGGTGAGGATTGTGCCGATCCCAGGGCGGGAGAACACCTTTTACCTCTTCGGCCTGGAGACGGAAGAGGAATATCGTGGCAAGGGCCTCGCCACCAAATTCATGAAGGCCATTCTCGAAGAGCACGATAAAGCCGGGAGCATCATCGTCGGTTACAGTGCCAAGCCTGAACTGTGGAAATGGTACCGGGAGATGGGCTTCGTGCATAGCTGGAGCGACAGTGATGAGTTCGGCCACTGGGGGATGAGGAAGCCTTCTGTCACAGAGGCCTGTGACGATGACTGAACTGTATTTCGCAGGTAGTGAAGTACCCACCTGGAGGAAGCTTCTCATCGAGGAGCACGTCCCCCATGTCGCCCTGAATTTCCTCCACCTCAAGCCTCGATTGCCACACACCTCCTGGCGATTGGCGGATCACTTCCCGTCCGAGCAGAAGATCTTTCTTCTTTCCGGTGGACCGAGTGCTGAGAAGCTGCAATGGCCCCCCGCTCAGCACGAGAATTTCCTCAATGGCTATGCCGAATTCGTGTCCGAAAATCTCGAGGAAATTGCCTATTTCACCGAATACGATGCCGGTGATCTGGGCCTCGACTGGATATTGCAGCAGCGTGAGGTGTGGGCTGATATCGATCCCCAGAAGCTGGTCCCGGTATGGAGGGAAGACTGGGGTGCCCCACTACTGCGTGCAATGGCCGAGGAATACCCCAATCTCGGGGTGCCGCCGGTTTCGCCCAGGACCCAGAATGCCCTCTCTTCTCTCGTCCGAGGAAGGCACCTGAGCTTGCACGGGCTGTCCTTCAGCCATCCCTATGACGAACCCGGCGGCTTGTTCACCAGTATTATCTCCTCCTCATGGATCTCGCCAACGAGATTCGGGGAGACGGTGATCTGGGACCAGAACCGGCTGCGCCGGTACCCTGCGGGTGAGAAGGAGAGGATCCGCACCCGCCATCGGCAGCACTTCGTCCAGGCTGGCTTCGACGCCGACAAGATCTGCGCCGACGACAATCGGGAGGTTGGCCGGTACACGATCTGGGCCTGGAGGCAACTGGAGAAGACCATGGACCGACCCAACCGATCAACTCACTCCACCAACGGGCATGACCCCGAATCGGCACCTGAGCCTGACGTGCTAGTTGATCACCTGCCCGCTGTAGGGCCGTCTAACGGCTCCAGACACCAGGTGCTGCCCGTCTTCGACTACCAGCCCGTGACGGCGACTGTGGCTAACCCAGACGGCCCTGGGACGGTCGAGGTGACCTCGCAGGTGACGACCATGGGCAATCATGACCTGCGTCAATGCGACTCCTGTGCCCTGGCCGTGGTGTGCCCGCTGTTCTCCTCTGGTAGCTCGTGCCGGTATGAGATCCCCGTACAGATCCGCAACCGTGACCAACTGATGGGCATCCTGCACTCGTTGCTGGAGATGCAGGGGCAGAGGGTGGCGTTCGGCTTCTTCGCAGAGCAGTTGCAGGGGGGCTATCCCGACGCCAACCTCTCCGCTGAGCTTGATCGGTTCATGTCCATGACCGCCAAGGTGAAAGAGATTCAGGACAACCGGGACTTCCTCAAGGTGACGGTCGAGGGCCGCACCCAGGCTGGCGTGTTGTCGAGGCTTTTTGGTGAGCAGAGGGCGCAGAATCTGAAGCAGGTCGACGCCGACAAGGCGGAAAACGCTGTCCGTCGAGCGATGGATTCATAACTTTGCAAAGTTATGGTCCTGGTCTGTACTTCTTTCTCACTTCCTCCTCTGCCTGGTCAGCCTCATCCTTGGTGTCGAAATAGCCAACCGTAATTCGCACGCCCTGGCCGAGCCTGACTCTGGCCTCCCACCTTTTCTTGGTGGTGAGCCTGCTCACGGGCGTCCTTTTGCCTTCATGCAATGACCATGCAGCCAGCGTGACCAGACGCCGTTGTAATTGTTCTCCACTGGTTGGCCGCAACCACACTCGCACAGAGGTGCTGGCCCGAGATCCCGGCAGAATGGAATGTGCCTCACCAGGTGCTTGTAGAAAAACCCGCACTTCGGGCAGGAGCCTGCGCCGAGCGCACGATTACTGATCGTGAATCCGCCATGTAGATCTGTGTAGTCGAGTTCGCCACCATATGGTCCAATCATGCCACTTCTTTAGCACGGCTCTGCTCACTCTGTGTGCCCGTGGGGAAATTTCCCCAGTGGCACACGGGCACCGGGACGGTGTCTTACGCTGGAGCTATGAGCATGTACAGCGGCCCGCCGCACGTACTGATGATCCTTGAGGGTGGCCCGCTCGACGGTGAAGAGCAGATTGTGCTCGACGTGCCCAGGAATGAGGGTGCCACGCTCACTTTCAACCAGTGGAATCACCAGGTTTTCGACCCGACGACGCATGAGGAAGAAGAGGTGCTTCTCTCTCAGGGCATTGTCGTCACCTATCGATTCCTCGGCCCGGGGCGTGCCCCTGATCCTGAATTCGACACCTGGGAGTCGTCCTGGGTTTTTGAATACGCAGGTGGGGCTTATCTCCCCACGCCTGAGCGTCCCCCCGCCCCGGCACCCCTACCCACGTTCGATATTTAGGAGGAAAATGGCTACCCTGGTTACCATTGTCACCACCGAGGGTCGCACTATCCAAGGGCTGAACTATCGCATGGATCCGTCTGTGGCAATTCGCCCAAATGTCCCGAGGTCGCCGCTCAGTGGCGGTATTTACCATGTCCACACCAGGCTGGGCTGGATCGAGATCCCGGCCTCTCAGGTCAAATCCCTCACCGTGAAGCCGGGAGCACGAACATGACCCACGATTCTCCACCGTCCGAGCATGAGCAGCTAAGGGAATCCGCCGACGCCATAAATCGTGGCTATAAGGAAATCCAGCGACTGAAGAAGGAAAATCAGCGCTACCGGCATGCCCTCGAACTGATCCAGATCATCTCCAGGGACGCACTGTCCGACTATGCGGCTCCCAGGGTCTCGAAAAAGGAATACGAGCAGTTGCAGTTGCCGGGGATTGCCTGGGACACGTATTGAGTGACGGGATTGTCATCAGTTGCTCTTGTTACGCCGGGAGCCAGCACCAATTCGATGTGCTCCGTCTGATCTGGGCGCATGTCTCCGGCTATGGCGTCAGGGATTTCCGCCGGGAGGGTGGCCCGATGGTCCCGAATCTGCCCTTCGACACCTACAGCAACGAGGATCTCCTGGGAGAATGGCCCGAGGGTGCCCCTGATGACCCGCTGGTTATCCTCCTGGCGCACTACGAGGCCGGTGGCCGGATCAAGCGTGAGCATGTGGGATTCCTGGCCGACCGGCTCGAAGAGATCGAGGGCAAGCTGGTCAGCAGTTATATGAGCCAGGTTCGGCTGAGCATACATTGGCTGCTTTTGACCCAGCAATTCATCCATGGGCTGCGCTACGCAGCGAGCCAACACAAGGACGTGTATTTCAGTGGAACAGGATCGAACTGAACTCCAGGTAGCGGTGAGGAATTTCCTCAGAGTGTGGGACAAGGAAATAGGTGGTCGACTGCGTCTTGAACATGACGTAGCCAGCCATGATCTCCGCTCCTCGGTCGATTGGATCCGGGCCGCTCTGGTGTCCGAGACGGCGGTGCAGGATGCCGAGGTCGAGGTGGATTATGCGGACGACTTCGAGGATCCCTTCTATGCCGGTGTCGAGGTCTTCAACAAAGCACGCCGCAGGAGCGGAGCGAAGAATATCTCCGAGCCGAAATACCAGCAGGCATTCGCCAATGAGGCCAGGGCAGCCATGGGTCAGCCCAATAAGGAACGAGCCGAATCCCTCCTCGGGAGGAGGGTTCGACTACTCTTCAACGTGGATTGGCCCGCCGTCGAGGGTGAATTGACCGACGTCAACGATGAGGGGTCTAGTTCATCCATTTACCTCATCCTCGACAGGAAGAGGAATTTCCCCTTGAACGCCGTGCAGGATATTCAAGATCTAAGTGACCGGTGATGACGATCCCACAGAATTCCTGGCGTTCATGCTGGGCGTATGCCTCGCCCTAGTGCTGCTTACGGTCGTAGCGGTATGGGTGTTGCTGCGCTGATTTCCTGTGCCACCAACGGCAGAGGCTGGCGATGGCGTTACCGGTGAATCCGCCCAGGAAGCCGAAGAGAACTGCCTGCCAGATGGTCATCGGATTCTGCTCTTTCTACGTTTGCCGGTGGATCCCGGCTTGTGTCCGACATGCCAGGCCCCGCATTTGTTGCACTGGTACACGTTTGAGTGCTGCTTCGTGGCCCCGAGGGCACGCAGGCGGGAGGCATGGATCATCGCATCCCGCTGGTGCCGGTGCTGGATTTTTCCCTTGCACCCGTCACCCATTTTCTTTGGCCTCCAGGTATTCGGCCATCCAGTCCTCACCATTTATGTATTCAACCACCTTGGCGTGTGCCGTGTGGTATTCGTGGCTTCGGGCTGGGTGAGCTTCTTCGTTGGGAGAGGGATGCACCAACCGGTGGCCCAAGGCCTCGGCAATCGCCATCCATTCTCGGCGGGAGAGACGTGGGGATCTCATTCGCCCTCCTCGTAATTGGCGATCTCTCGCCCTGTGAGCCGAACAATGTCAGCAATCTCAGGGGCCGTGTCGGCACTCCACTCGTTGCCGCTGAGTATTTCGGTTATCAGGTCCAAGGCTTCAGTGTCGGAGATCATGACGCCACGAACCCCCTGCCCTCTTTGGCCCAGGTGGGTGCCCAGCCGAGGAAATGCTCTGCCGCCTTTTTCGCCCCTTCATGGTCACCGAAATTGGTGCCCCTCAGGATCTGGTGGGTGGAGATGTTCTTGCGGCTGCCGTTGATGACGAGCTTCCAGTACTGGTCATCCCGGCTGGATCCGCCCCAGGGTGGGACGAGATAGATATTGACGGGCACGATACCGTCAGGATCATGCCGGTGCGTCAGGAATGCATCGGCGTGTAGACCGGCGTGGATGTCGACTAGGGCGGCATAGGTGGCGTTCTTCTTGGGCGGGTGGAGGAGGTTGTGCGCCTCCTCCAGGTGGCTCAGAAGGGCCTGCTTTTTCGTGGGGGTCCTGGTGGTCACTGATTATTCCTCTTTTCCCACCGCTGTTGATTCTCACGGTCGACGGCATCCTGAAGGTGGGTGTAGAAGTAGAAATCGCAGTAGCGGCAGGCGTAGTGGTCACCCTCGGGCCGTCGCCGGAGGCTGACACCCTTTTTGTCACAATCCGGGCAATAGGTGAAGGTCATCGTTGCTGCGCCTCAGTCCGCTTGTTTGCAATGAGGCGCTCCTTGTCGGCCAGGCCCACCACGTAGGCGTAAGCCTGTGGTGTGGTGAATTGCACCATGCCGATTCCCAGCGTTTTGATGAGCCAGGTGGACCGCCCGCCCTCCTCCGGCGGGCTGTAATCCGCCCCGTGGTGGATCAGTGCCCGCTCGATGGAATCCCGGTTGTAGGGGCGCTTATTCGACATAGTCGGCCCCTCCATCGGCTCCGATGACCCATCCGCTGTGCTCACCCTCGGGATGAACAGAGACACAGCACCCACAGTCATTCGGGTGCCAGACAGGCTGTTTGCCCTCGGCCCGGATCTGATCGAGGTATTTGCCTAGAGTGATGAACTGCTCGAACGGCAGGGTCACATCCCCGTGTGGGGTGGGGATGGTGATGTTGAGACTGCTCATGCCGCCTCCTCCTCGGTGTCGAATGTGGTGCCGACGATCAGGTCGACGGCCTTTTGCGCCTGGCTGGCGGCTTGGATGATGAGCTTGTTGTCGCCCTTGAGCGCATCGATCCAGTGCTTCAGGTATGCAGCCGAGGCGGGCTGGGTGGCGCTCTGGTTGATCCCGGCGAGAGCGCAGAGGATAGCCGCTCCCATTTCAGCGACCAGTTCCTCCTGTGAGTAGACCGCATCCCCGAAGGCCCCGAAGGTGCCATCCGCAATGCCCGTCCTCTTGAGGCGGGAATCATGGCCGGTCGAGTGCGTGAGTTCGTGATAAAGGGTCGAGTAGAAGTGCTCCGCACTCTCGAAATCCTTGAGCACCGGCACGAAAACCTCGTCGGTCGAGGGCCGGTAGAACGCCTTGCTGCCCTTGTAGGTCACGCTTGGCCCGTCCTCGATGTACTGCGCCACCAGAGCATCGGCATGCTCGATGGGATCGGCGTCAGCATCCTCGACCTGGATAGGGGCTGCAGGCAGCTTGGCGTCTTCGGCCCAGTCAGCCTGCTCGATATTGAAAATGTGGAAGAGGCGCAGGAGAGGAATTTTGACCTTCTTGACCTCGCCATTGTCCTGCTTCTCGAACTTCTCGATGATCTTCCAGAAGACGACGGTGGTGGACTCCTCGCCCTTACGGACCTGGCCCCCACGCTCGGAGATCTGCCGGTAGGTGCCCCAGTGCGGGGAGGAGTAGCCCTTGACCCAGCCTGCGATCAGCAGGGTGAATACGTTCACGCCCCGGTAGGGCTTGCCCGTTGAGAGGCTGGTGGGGACGCCCGATGCCTCAGACGTCCAGGGCTTGTGCCAGGGGACGACGCCCTCTTCGAGGAGAGCGATCATCGCTTTGGTGGTCTCGGCTGCAGCGTCTCTGACGACCTTGGTCGCCCGGGGCTGCTTCGCTTGTATTTTCTTGGTTGTGGTAGCCATGTCGACCACTGTACAGGACAGTGTGCTGCGAGCGGCAGGTTTTCTACTACTTGTCGATCCTGAGCACCTCGACCGCCGTGGTCGCCTTGACCAGGGCGCTACGTCCACGATGCCGGATCAGGCGCACCTTGGCCCCCTCGACCCGCACCTCGTCATAAAGGGCATGCCCGCCGTAGGTGCGGAACAGGCCGAGGTGCCCGTCCAGGTCCCGGGCCTGGCAGATTGCGTTCGCCATGGCTGGCAGGGTACCAGGAAAAATCTCGCCGCTCGCCGTCCAGTCTCCCCTACACTGTCTGTCATGGCTACCACAGGAGGAAAAATGCAGGACGCAAACGGCAACGAGATCGCCGTGGGGGACACCGTGATCTTCACGGTTCGCCCGGGAGAGGTGTCCACCGGCACCGTCTTTCGGCTCTGGGGCACCCGTGCCCACAATGTGACCATCCATGAGCACAACGACGAGGGCCGGGTCAAGACCTTCGCCCGTCTGGCCAAGAAGGTCGAGGTGGTGAAGTGAGCACCATCAATATCGAAGACCTCCATATCGTGGTTGCAGCCCTTGAGTCACAAGGGAATTTCCTCGGCTACGCCGTGGTCTCTGCGCCTCTCACCTATGAGCAGGCGCTCGACGTCTGGCAGAGCAAGGAGCAGTACAAGATCGGTGTCCGCAAGGGTCTGGGGCATGTGCGTCAGTTCGCCGTGCGCTCGATTGCTGATCCCCGTTTTCAGCCCCTCATCACCAGAGGCTACGCCGACGCCATCGGGCGGGACGGCAAGCGCTCCTTCAAGGGTGATGTCGGAATCGTCAAGGCTGCGAAGGCCTGGGCAAAAGCCAATGGCTACAAGGGAAATAAGGGCGGCTGGATCAAGGATTCCGCCGGGAATTCTGTTGTCCAGGGCTGGTTTGCCTTTGCCACCTGGCTGCGCCAGCGTCAATTGCTGGCCGAGGGCAGCGATGGCCGCTGGTACGTACTCTCAACGGAGGTTGTGGCATGAGTGATTCTTTTCTCTGGGATGACGAGGCCGACGAGGAGGAGATCATCGTCGGTTATCAGGGCCTGATCGACAACGGGATGGCCTGGAAGCTGGAAGGCCATGTCGGACGGACGGCAATGAGTCTCATTGAGGCCGGGAAATGCACCCTGGGGCCGGTCGGGCACCGGGACTATTGGGGCAATTACGTGCCCTCGAAGACCGAGGTTGAGCCCGGCACGAAGGGTTCACCTGAATTTGTCGCCGCTCACATCTGCCCGGAATGCCGGAGCGGTGAGGTGATCTTCAATTACGACGGTCACGGAATGGCTGAATGCCAGGACTGTGGCTGGCAATATCTGCCGAAGGTGAAGTGATGGATCCCAACGAGGCCCTGGCGCAAATACGTGGAATCGTGACGGAGATCGAGACGATTCTTGCTGATCCTGAAGAGGATCATGACGAGATGTCCCTCGACGCCACCATCGAACTGCGGTATTCAGCAGAGAACCTGGCGCACAGTGTGCAGGTGCTTGACCAATGGATCAGCAACGGTGGATTTCTGCCGGGTGACTGGTCCCATAGAAAGGTGAAATAAATGCGTATCGAAGGACCTATCGTCAACAAGACGGTCATAATTCCCGAGCACACTGTTGAGGTGCTCGATGAAACGGCCTACTGGAACCTGGACTATTACGGGGAGTACGCCCCTCTCGAAGAGGACAATCCCCCTATGGTTTTCTACTCCAAGGTTGCCTGGCCGACGATTCAGGCGGCTCAGCGTCAGTTTCAGCTTGAGCGGCAGGCCCGTGAGGCGTCTCGCCAGCCTGCCAGGACTCCCGAGCAGAAGGCCAAGGCTCACGCCTACTACGAGGCGAAGAAGGCCAAGGCGGCTGCTGCTCGGGCAGCCAGGGCAGCCGAGCGGGAATAATTCAGGGCGAGCGGGGCGTTATACGCCCCGTGACCCCGTTGGGACTCCGAGACTCAAGCTGCCCTGACGTCCCTCGCTCAAGCTGCGAAAAAATCTCGCCGCTCGCTCCAGGTTGTGCCGTACACTGAGGTCCATGGCTACCAACCCCACCCCCACCCCTGAGGAGCAGAGGCACCTGGTCTACCAGGTCATCTGCGCCATTTCCGCCCACTGTGACGGCGCACAATCCCTTGATATGCAAGGGTTTAACGGCGTCGACACCAAGTTCGGCAAGCGTATCGCCGCCGTGTCCGAGGACGAGTGGACCCCCGAGGTCCATGACGAGGCGGCTCACATCGTCTTGAAGTACCGGGAGCAGGGCATCCGCTGGACCGGTATCGACGTCGCCACCCTGCCCAGCGTGCTCGCCGCCCAGGACTGGGGCACGAACTACGCCGCCCGGGACCAGGCTCGCACGTACGAAAAGGCCGCTGCCGCCAAGGCGAACCGCAAGGTCGACGTCATCGACGGCAAGCTGGCTGTCGCCTGGGGCCGGGATCCTGAGTTCAGCGAGCTTCTCGCTGCCGTCAAGGAGATCCCTGGCCGGGACTGGGATGGTTATCGCAAGGTGAATTTCGTTGAGGCCAGCGATGAACTGGACACCTTCATCGACACCTTCGACTTCACCGTCACCGACGCCGCCCGTGCCGCCCTGGAGGCCCCTCGCAAGGCCCCCGAGAAGGTCTACGAGGTCACCCTTGAAGGCCAGCGGATCCGCATCACCTCGAACGTGACCGGCCCGTGGAACGCCGAGGGATTCCAGGGCGTGAAGCTGCTCCCTGGTCGGGCCTACGATCCCGCCACGAAGACCAACACGGTCGACGTCCACCCGGACGTGGTGCGCTACGCCGAGAAGTTCGGCCTCTCCATCCACCCGGACGTGTTCACCGCCATCGGCGGGGTGCAGCAGGCTCTCCAGGCTCAGCACGCCGCTGATCTGGCCAAGGCTGACATGGAGACGGTCATGGGCGTGGTCAGCCGCACCGGCAAGCCGGAGGATCTCCCGCCCGTGTTCATCGAAATGCTGCGGGGGGTGCTGGGCTGAGGATGGATGAGCGGGGCGTGACGTATGACACAGAACGCTCCGCTCGCTGTCCGGTACACTGAGGTCATGGCTACCACACTGAATTTCGACAAGTTCCTACCGGAGGGGGAGCACCTGTTCCCCTTCCAGCAGGTGGGCGTGGCTTACGCCCTTCACCAGACCCGTGAGGGCAAGGGCTGCTTCGTGGGCGATGAGCAGGGTTTGGGGAAAACCGCTCAGGCAATTACCATCGCCAAGGTTCACGCCGCCCTGGATGGCAACCTCAGCCCCAAGGTGCTCGTTGTGGTCAAGGCGAGCCTGCGAGGCAACTGGGAATCTGAGCTTCTCCGTTTCGCCCCTGAGTGGACGACGCAGGTGCTCGCCGGGAGCGTGCCCTACGAGGTGACTGACAACGTGGCCGTGATCGGCTACAACCTGCTCCGCACCTGGGCGGATGCTCTGGTCGAGGAGAATTTCAACATCGTTTTTTTCGATGAGTCGCATTTCGTCAAGGACCCCAAGACGCAGCAGTCTAAGGGTGCTGCCAAGGTCGCCGCTCAGGTGCGAGGGCACAAGGGCCTGGTTCTCCTGCTCACCGGCACGCCACTTCTGAATCGGCCCGTCGAGTTGGTCAATCAGCTTGCCATCATGGGTCGGCTTCATGACATCGCCCCGCAGCCCCGCAAGACCAACCCTACTGACCGGGACTGGGAATTCGCCTTCAAAAATCATTACTGCTACGGTGGAAACAACGGTTATGGCACGGTTTACAACGGTGCTCGTCATCTCGATCTTTTGAACCAGAAGCTGCGTGGCAACTGCTTGGTTCGCCGTCAACGGGACGAGGTGCTTGACCTTGAGGAAACGCACCGAATCCGTATTCCTCTCTCCCTCAACGGTGGGCTGGACAATTACTGGAAGGTCGAGCGTACCTTCCAGCCCAAGCACCCGAATTCCGCTGCCATCGAATTGCTGACTGCTTTGCGGCAGGCAGCCGGGCTGGCGAAAATTCCCGCCGCCGTCGAGTGGGTGCAGGATTTTGTCGAGGAGAATCCCGGCAAGAAGCTTGTGGTCTGGGCGGATCACATTCCTGTTCAGCAGGGTGTTGCCGCCGCTCTCAACAAGGCGGGCATCGAGGCCATCTACTGGGCCGGTGAAAAGGACGTTGAGGAGGCCAAGAAGGAATTCAACGAGGGTGACGCTATCGTCATCGTCGCCAGCCTCAAGGCCCACGGGTTTGGTCACACGCTCGTCGGTGATGGGAACAATGTCACTGACAGTCTTTTCATCGAGCAGCCCTGGCACCCTGGTGCTGTGATGCAGGCCGAGGATCGCATCAATCGGATTGGTCAGAAGGCCGCTGCCGTTTTCGCCCACCGGCTTGTCGTCCCTGGCACCGTCGATGAGTGGCTCGATGATCTCATCGCTGAGAAATGGGAAATCGTGAAGGCTGCAATCGAGGGCCGGATCACCGCCACCGTCGAGGACATTGATATCCAGAAGCTGATGCTTGAGCGGCTCAAGAAGCACTACGCCGACAAGTACGGCAAGCCGATTGCTGGCGGTGAAGATCTCCGACCGGGTGACGTCGAATGACGTCAAGGTAGCCATAACCGAACGGTCGGAAAAGGCAAGGCCCCCCAATTTCGGGGGGCCTTGTTCTATTTGGATAGTCGGGGTGGGGCCGATCTTGGGAGGGGGCGCTTAGCGGCTTGGGCAGTCAGGACTGGGCCGGGACGGAGGGGGCTTGGCCGGGGTGGGGCTGTCGAGCCGAGAGGGAGTGGCGCAAGGTTGGCTAGTCGGGAGCGGCATGGATTGGGTGCGAACACGGGATGGGTCGTCAGGAAAGGGCTGGCGCTGCTCGGGTCGGGGTGGCGGGGAATGTCAGGCGGTAGGTTCCCATTTTGTCACCTCACAGCGACCGAAACCCTGTGAACGGGAGGCCCCAATTCCCTCCTGCTCCAAGGTGAGCCAGATCATCGCCCATTCACGCTCTGGGATATTCCAGTCGGCAATAATTGTTGCCTCGATGTCCACGTCATAACAGACTTCCTCAACGGTGATACCAGAACCTCGGAATGTCCTGACGAATCTTGTGTGCAGGTCATCGTGCTCAGACTTGCCCAGGTACAACCGGTCCTCAACAACCATGATGTGCTCAGGAACCCACTTGCCTGCTGATTTTTTTGTTGTGCCCCACCTCTCAGGAAGACGGTTGGCATTTCTGGCAACCGAAGCAGATTCTTTGATGGCAGCCTTGAGTTGGCCTCCTCGGATGTAAAGGCCGTGGTGATCACGAACAAAACCGTTCACATGTTTTGAGGCCAATTCCTCAGTGGCACCTTCGGCTACCTCTTTATCCGACAGTTCTGGGTTCACGTAGAAAATTCGTTGAACCTCAGCCTCAATTTCCATTTCGTCGGTCCAGCCTGCCTTGGCTCGAAGCCAGGCTCGGACGACGTCAGGGTTGCGGGGCACGCCGCCGTGGATCTCAGGGACGTGCAATCCGACCGTGAATCGGTAGGGCCATGCCTCGTTGGCATATTTGTGGATGTTCTCAGCGCTCATTTTTGTTTCCTCTGGGTAGTCGGGGTGGGAAGGGCCAGAGAGGGCGGGGTCGGGTCGGGTCGTCGGGATGGACGGGAGGGGTGGCGGGATGGCTAGTCGTCGTAGATCGCCTCAATGTCAGTTTCTGGGATACATTCACGCACGGTGATGGTGTCATTGGGCATGCGAGGGAGAAGTGCGAGAAATCGCTGTCCTCGAAGAGTCAGCTTGCTACCACGGGAGATATAGCTCCGACCGACATATTCGACATCGTGGCGGATCATATCGGCGGTACGTCGTTGTGTATTGCTGCCGTCAACAACCTCGGTGATGTCATAACCCCGTAGAGCAAGAGGTGATCGGGCACGGCGTGCCATCGAGCGTGTCCGAGCGATAATGATTTTGATCTGGTCAACGGCGATCATGGCGATGAACCGATCAGTCAATTCCGGCTCTTCATCACACATCCGGTTATAGATCTCGACCGCTAGTTTGCCAGTGTGATATTCAGGACCGGCATTTTCTATCGCTCGGAGCACGAACTCTCGTACTGCTTCAAAAGTGTTCTCTGGCATTTTCTTCCTTGGGTAGTCGGGGCGGCAAAGGCTTGATCCGAAGGTGGACGGGGCAGGTTCGTCGTATTGGCTCGGAGGTGGGTCGAGCAGGGCGGGAGTGGCCAGGTGAGTCGTCGGGGCGAGGGAGGGGCGGCAAGATTCGGGTGCGGGCCGGGTAGTCGGGTAGGGTCGATGCGGCGAGGGATTTGGGTCGGCTCGGCTGGTCGGGTAAGGATAGTCGGGACAGGGAGGGGCTGGCATTGGAGAGAGGCGGCTCGGTGGGTCAGATTTTTTGACCCTAGGGCGTGGGCCTGGTTTGTCTAGGAGGCCCCTTCTGGCCCGTCTGAGGACCTCTAGGGACCCCCTGAGCTATCCCTATCCCACACCCAAGCTCACAGAGTCTCACAGAGGCTCACAGAGGTGTCTGAAGCGATCCACGCCTGTGCAGAGAAAGTCTGCCGCTCGCTCTGGGTTGTCCTGTACCCTGGGAGCCATGGCTATCCCTACCCCCGACACCATCGACTGCCCCACCTGTGAGGGCACAGGAGACGTTCAGCACCCCCTCTGGGGCAGGAGGGCCTGCCCGGATCCCACCATCACCTGCCCGACCTGCGGCGGATCGGGTGAGGTGCCCGAAGATTACGATGAGGGCGAGGATCCCCGCATCGCTGCGGCTGAATGGGAGGGAATTTGATGGCAGGAAAGTATGGCATCAAAAAAGTCGGTGACCGCTCGTGGAATGTCCACGATTATGATGCCGGGAAGACCCATTCGACCGGGTACAAAACACAACGCTCAGCTATGGACAAGGCTGCCATGCTGAACAATCCCAAGGCATTTGAGACTCCCAAGGCCACCGGACGTAGAGCCGCTCTTGAGGAGCGCAATCGTCGGCTGCGGGAGCAGAGAGGGCAGAAGTGATGGCCGAGAAAAAAGCACCACCTGTGGCGGCAGCTTCGCCCCGAAAGGCTGGCAGAGAGTACGCCGAACAGCATCGTGGGAAGTGGGTGGTGGAATATCAGGCCATAAATCAGAAGACCGGTCAGCCATGGCAGCGTGGTCGACGGAGGTTTTTCGATAACGAGGCTGAGGCCAAGGAATGGCACGGTCAGCAGAAGCAGCACCCGAGGTGGAAATAAATGCCCCGAGAGCGTGTGACCGGCTGGCAATATGACGAGCAGGATACCCCGCAGCAGAAGGCGATTCTGCGCCAGAATCGCTCTGCTCAAGCTGCCCGCAAGAAATTTCCTGTCGGTACCAGGGTCGAGCCTGAGCGTGGTGGTCCCAGTGGTGTCGTGAAGCGTCACGTTCCCGGCAACAATGCCCAGGGGGGCAAGGTGATTGTCGAATGGGAGAACGGCAAGACCGGCACACACGGTCCTATCGCTCTTCGGCCCAAGAAGAAAAATGCCTCGTAAATCCCCTTGGCAACGCCGGGAATTTGGTCACGTCTCCTCTGATCGAGGTGCATTCCTCGAACGTGGTGCCCGTATGACCGATGGCGGCACAGCCTGGCTCATCTGGCACAAGGTGCCCGACGAGAGTGTCGCCCACGAGGGCGGCATCGATTACGAGCGTGCCAATGGCAAGCCCGTACGATCCCTGCACGAATTGTCAGGCCACGATGGTGACAAGGATGAGCCTGGCTGGTACAGCCATGAATACGACGCACGGGAGCCTGGCCGAGGCCAAGCAGACCTCGACTGATTACCGTGACAAGCCGAACCCCTGGGTGAGGTAAGCACAGCCTCTAGGCTGGACCTATGAACGTCATCAGAGCCGCTGCCAGGCCGATTTATCGGCTTGTGTGGCGGCTTTATCCTTGGCGGGATCCGCCCGGTCGACCGACCTGGGAGGAGTTCTGGTGCAATGGAGGTAATCATGAGTGACCAGCCTGTCGAATCCGGCCCCCAGCCCGAAAATCAGGGAGAAAATCCCATGCAGGACCATACGGTTGTCGAGCATGAGGACGAGCAGTACGCCGATGTCGAGCACCCCGCCGACACCGAGCCTGGCAACGGAGAGGATGAGGCCTAGTGGTCGCCATCATTCCCAGGGCACAGTGGGGGGCCACACGCCCGGTCCCAGCCGGTCGAGGTGTGCCTTTATCCGCCCGTAGGTATTTTGTCGTCCATTATCCCGTGATGTCCAACCGTGATGAGCGGCAATGGTGCAGGGACATCGAGGCCATGCACCTGCGCCAAGGCTGGGCGGTTATCGGGTATAACGCACTCATAGGGATGAGTGGAGCCGTCTATGAGGGCACAGGGATAAACCAGCGTGGGATCCACACGGGCGTGGGGAATATGAACACCGAGGGCATCGGGGTTTGTCTCCTTCAACCCACCAACGCCAACGGCGTGCCCACAGCCAAGCCCTCTGAGGCAATGCTGCGGTCCTGTGTGGACCTCTACAACCAGTTGTGTGTCCAGGCTGGCCGCAATCTCATCAGAAGCTTCCACGGCAACCACATGGCAACAGCATGCCCAGGAGCCGATCTGACAGCCTGGGTACGGGCAGGAATGCCCGTAAGCGGAGGAGTAGCACCAGCACCGGCACCGACCACACCAGCAGCACCAGCACCGATCACAGGAGGAGCCGTGGCGCTCGTTTCCACAAAAACCAACAACGGCTACTACATTTTCGGGGCCGATGGAGGAGTGTTCTGCTTCGGGGACGCCGTGTTCTATGGATCCATTCCCGGCCTGCGCCCGGTGATCACCTTGAATTCGCCCATAGTCAGCGGTGCTGTCACTAATTCAGGCAAGGGCTACTGGCTGTGTGCCGCCGATGGTGGGATATTCTCCTTCGGGGATGCACGTTTCCTCGGCTCTATGGGAGGCACACGCCTCAATGCCCCGATAGTCGCCATGGACGCACACCCCAATGGGTATCGATTGCTAGGTAGGGATGGGGGTATTTTCTCCTTTGGTGCGCCCTTCCATGGTGCTGCCACGGGCAAAGTACGGCTGTGAATGCGGTCCTGATCATTTTCGCCAGTGTCGCCCTCATGGTGATCGGGATCATCATGATGGCCTATGGTGGGCACCAGGGATAAATGACCAAAGCGCCCGATAAAGCGTTCCCTTCACCAGAGCAGGTGTCCAAACAACTCCAGGGAGCACTGGCAGGCAGCGACGATCTGCGCCAAAAACAGTATCGAGGCAACTCCAACCCTCTCACCGGGCACTGCTACATCGCCTCAGAGGCCGCCTATCATGCCCTGGGTGGAAAGGCCCAGGGCTGGAAGCCCATGCAGATGAGTGTGGCAGGTACACCACACTGGTGGCTCGAAGGCCCCGAGCACAAGGTGCTCGATATCACCGAGGGGCAGTTTCCCCAAGGTGTCGAGCACGAAAAGGGCAGGGGCAAGGGATTTCTGACCAGAGATCCCTCGAAGAGGGCGCAGACGCTCATGAACCGGGCCGGATTGCGCCCCTAAAAATCTGTCCCCTCATGCTCTGTGCGTAGGTGATCGCATTTCTGGCACTTCTCACCAGGCCCACCGGGAATCTGCCCCTGTTCGGGAAGAGGAAGGTAATAGGTGCAGTTGCAGCTACCCACGGTGCAGGGGAAGGTGATCGTCTCGGACGTGCTCATGAAGCCAGCCTAATCTACGCCCCAGATCGTGCCGATATGCCGATTCCGCCCGTGCCCACACCGTAGACACACCTCTTCCTTGTTGCCCCTCAAGAAATTCCCACAGGAGCATTTCTCCACAATACAGGGGAACCTGGCGCTCTCTTCTGACATACCCTTCAGCCTACGCCTGCGCTGCCGGGAGATCGCCCGCTTTATAGCGCTCCTGATCGTCTCCTCCTGTGCCTCGACCCATGCGCTCTTGTCGTAGCTCATCTGTTGTTTTCGCCCCGATAATCAAATTCCACTGCGGTGAGACTGTAGGGCACAGGTGAGCCGCCCGAGTCGAGCCTGATGCGGTAGGTGCCGGTCTTCACGGTCAGCGACTCAATATTTGTCGAGGTCGAATAGACGAGGCCGAGCGGCTGGGGAATAGCGACCTCGATTTCGCCCCAGGATACCCAGCGGTCCTCGACCGCCCAGATCTGCCCGTCGAGCGGCCCAGAGTTGAAATGTGCTTCAGCCATGCCCGCACCCTACCACAAACACCGAAAATGCCCGAAAAAGCCCTTAATCCCGATCCCCCATCCAGAGCCATAGCTCTATGAGCGCCCAGAGAGTAAGGACGGTAACCACTATGGCCACGAACTGCCCCCACTCCACCGCATCAGCCTAAATGGCGTAAAATCGCCCCTATGGCCGATGACACGCTGAACCGTCAGCAGTTCCCCCATGAGGCGCAGTTGTATCCGCCCGGGCAGCGTGCGACCGAAAATGCCCCAAAAAGCCCAAGAGCACTAATCTAAACACATGACCAGGAGTGAAGAGTTCGCCCGAGGACATGATGAGATGACTTCTGTACTGGCATGTGCAGAGCATGCCCCCTACAACATTGCCGGTAAGCACATGGACGACATCAAGCGCTCCTGTGCGGTGTGCGGCAAGAAGGCGTACAACGTGCATGAGTACAGGGTGCCCAGAGAGGGATATCGCAGCGTGAACTATGAGCGTGTGAACCTGCACGGCGAGAAGGGAGTTGTGGAGGCTTCTTGAGCGAGATAGCTAAATGATCAACTCATCCAGGTTGATTGTTGCTGGTATACCTGGCCACGCCACCAGGCGTAGGGCCATAATACCCACCTATACGTGTACACCAGTACACGTATAGGCTCACCTAACCCCATGGAGACTCACCTATGGCTCGAGCCATAGGTGTAGCCTGTGTCAGTAAATCCCTTGTGCCACAAGGGATTTTTGTATGGGTATAGGGAGCGCATAGAGCCTCATGGAGGCTCATAGACGCTCACTAAGGCATAATAGGCAGGGTGGATACCCTGCCTTAACCGAATTGGCCCGGGGACGGGGCCAAGCGACAGGGATAGTCCATACAACAAACCAGGCATAGTACCCGAGGAGCATTGGTGTAGTACACACAGTGTGTAGAGTGTGTATAGTACACAACATGGCACGCATCAACATCTCCATACCCGACGAGCTAGCTGAGAGACTGAAGGAGAGCGACCTGAAGGTCTCACGTATCTGCGCCAGGGCGCTTGAGCAGGCTCTAGGAGAAAAACCAGTACAGGGGCGGAAAATCGCCCGAAGGGCTGAGGTACAGAACCAGGAGCCGAAGGCTGTACGGAGATACGAACGACCGGAGAGGGCGGATAGATGGGACTGCTCCTACGACCGTGAGTGCCCCTGGGCTGACGATAGGAGTTTTTGTGAGCGGTACAAGACGTGTGTACGGGGCAATCCTTCGGTGCTGCCTCAGGCTATGAGGAGGAGATTCGGGCTGTGATAGGTCCCATTATAGCGTGGAGGCATACAGAGGCTCATGGAGGGTGACTGGACCTCATAGAACAAACCTGCTATAATGACGGAGGCTACTTGAGCTACCTACACACAAGGAGAAGCAGTGACAAGCTGGAGATGTGAGATCTGCCTGGAGGCGTACACCGTGGAAGAGGGTGGGCAGCACACCTGCTCGCAGGATCACCCTCTCGGGCGGCAGGTCCGTATCAAGGTACGGCTGGAAACCCTTCAGGATGAGGACTGGATTATTCAGGGCGAATTCGACACCTATCCCGAGGCGAACTCGCTCTGGCGAGAACTGAACAAGCGGGCGAAGGATGAGGGTGAGGTCGGGCTGGTTGCCCGGTACTCGGATGTGGTGGCAGATGCCTGAACCTCTGCCCTGGATCTACGACGACGGTGGGCGGGTGCAGGCGGGTTTCAAGGGCCGCACGGGCGACTGTGTTGTCCGGTCGATTTCGATTGCGACCGACCTCGACTACCTGAGCGTGTACGACACGATGAACAGCTACATAAAGATGACGCAGAAACCCCGCCCTGGGCGGAAATCGTCTTCCTCCCGTACAGGAGTGGACAGGAGAATAATCAGGGCCTTTATGGACGAGCTTGGCTGGCACTGGGTTCCTACCATGCAGATCGGCTCAGGGACGACGGTGCATTTACGGGAGGGCGAACTTCCTCCCGGCAACCTTGTGGTGTCCTGCTCGAAGCACCTGACGGCGGTAATAGACGGGGTGATCCATGACACATTCGATCCCTCCCGTGAGGGGACACGGGCGGTCTACG